ATCTTTAACTACAGAGATTTGAGATTTTAATTCTTCTAATTCAGTTTTTAAGCCTTCTACTGCTACTGCACTTTCAGCTTTTGCACTTTCGATTGCTCCAGATACTTCTGTTTTAATGCCTTCGAACGCACTTTTAATTTCTTCTACCATTAGTTGAAAATTTTAAATGATTGTAAATATTTGTTTATCTCTAGTTCAACAGAAATCATCGGGTCATCTTGATCTTCCAATGCCTCATCTTCTGATTCCCCTTCTGGTTGCAAGTCAGTTGGTGCATCTATAGGCGGTTGTTCTTCTGAAGCGACTGAATCTTCATCTTCCATCTCAGCTAGATATTGTTGCAATTGTTTAAGTTTTAACTCTAACAAACCGAATGTTTCGTCTGTATAGAAACCATTTCTTAAAGATTTGATAGTCTTAGCTATCTCATCAATTAGAGTTGATTTGATTTCAGATTTAACCATTACTGTTGGCGTATTAGAATTGGCTCCCCATAAAACTGAAGAACCTTCAAACAATTTAATTTCTTGAATCTCGTTATACCCAGATTTAGCTTGAGACTTAATAGTCTGAAATCCAATGCTATGTTCTGTGATATGACCTTCTTTATACAGCTCGTAGGTATCTTTACCTAAAGTTGTATTTGGCATCTTAACGATTGCCTTTAAACCAAACGCATCTTCCATTAATTCCTTTGGCTTAGATACTGGCTTGTCTGTAGAGTGGTTAAACAAGTGCCAGATTCTATTCTTGCCTTGTGGACCATTCTCTTTAATAGACTTTGTAAAAGCACCTGGCATGATTGCATCACCATCGCTATCTACATTACCAAACGCAGAATAGTAAATCGTAATGGTTCTTGAGTCATCAGCCATATCGACTGGTACTCCACTAACTGCCTTCTTGTTATAAAAATTACTCATATTTATTTGTTTAAGCAACAAACACTGTGCAGCATCGGCAATTGCAATTATTCATTGCTCCTCCATTCGCATCGTGTGCATATTGCATTTCGATTACTCCTCTTTCTGGGGTATTTACCAGAAACGCTTGATTAATAGGTATTCTTACTCCTCCTGCATCTGGATTGGTTTGTCTATCCAATGTTCGATGCCAATCTCTGTACCTATTATTCTTAGCAGGATAATCTGCTGCCATCCATTGTTTTAGCAAAGGTATGTTAACAAATTTAACTGCTCCCATCATACCAGCACTAAGTGCTTGATGTGATTCCGTTCTAGCTATCAGTAGACTCCTTGCGTTGTTAATCTTACCTTCTTTTAGGTTTTTAATCGCAAGTGAATTAACCTCGTTAAGACTCAAGTTATTCTGTTGTCCATATCTAGTGGCACTATTCAGAATATTTGTTATCTCGTTCTTGGTTGTATTTTCAATCCCATATATCTTAGTTCCACTATAAGTTGTCCAATAAGACAACATAAAAGCTAACCATTCATCCATGATATTTAATGGGTCCAAATCTACTGACTCTTCTTTTTTATACTTATCAAATATCTTTTCGTACGTCATGGCTGTATAGCCACCAGTACTTTCGTACAAAGTTCGTAAAATATTATTAATCTCTTTTCCGTCAAATAACGCATTTCGATTGTTAATAGTCTGCTGAACTCCGTAATCTTTAACCAACTTAGCTGCTCTGTCAAAATCAGATTGTAATGCCGATAATATTTTAGGCTGATACTCTCTAATTGATTTCCTTGCAATTTTTTGTTGCAAAGCGAACTGCTGAGAAGGGTTGACTATTTTAGCCATTATTCTTTTCCGTCTATAGCTTCAATCATTTTTCCTGCTGCTGCAAAAACGGAAGTTAATCCATTTTGTGCTGACCTTTGTCTGATAGCACGTAAACCTTGTCTATCAACTGTCTTAAAATCTGAAGTATATATGTAACCGTAATGCCCTTTAGTTTCCTTATCCATAGAGGTATCAATTCCTAAATACCATTGAGCAAGTTTATCCCATCCATTTTCTTCTAAGTATGCGTTTTCCATTTCTACAGATGGTCTTTCCCAAGATGATGGTTTAGTAACATCACCACTTGCAATTAAGCTATTTGCATGACTAATACCTTTTGAGTTAGTCTTATTTACTCTTTTTTCTGATAAGTTATCTTCAACTACCTTAAAGGCATCTTCAAATGATTTAAATTCCATCTTTTAAGTTTTTAACTGGGGGTACATTGTAATCACCTTGTTGCTGTGCGTTCCTTGGGTCTTGTAGCATGGTTAACTCATCAATAGGTAAGTAACCTGCTGGTATAAATATCTCATCCATTACTGGGTCATTAGAAGTATCATAACGCATTGCTGCTCTTTTCTCATTAGGACTAATCCACCATGATTGAGATAAGATAGCAGAAAGTTCTTTCATATCTTCTTGTAACTCTGGGAATACAGTAATATCAAAATCAATATAAAATCCTTGTCCAATTTCTACTGCAAAAAATCTATTGAAAGCATCACGAAGTGCAACTAATTCTGGAAGTACTACTTGCGTAAGCATTTCCTTCTTAGCTTCCTTCATGTTATTATAAGTCTTATTATCTGGGTCATTAAATAGTGCAGAGTTTACACCGTACACATTACAAAGTTCTCTTAACGTAACTTTTTCTGATTCTAATAATTGTAAGTCAATAGGAGATAATCCCATATTAACCCAACCTAATTTCGCACCAGCAATTAAAATCTTACCAGCGTTCTGAACGATTTGACCTTGCGTCTTAGTTCCGTACTGATTGTAGAAATCTTCTTTTAATTTTCCTGCTTCCTCTTGGCCGAAGTTATTAGACTCATCAGCATACAATATGCCTTTAGGTCCTTGGTTCTGCAACATACCAACAGATGTATCTTTTGCGTCATTGCTACGTTGTACAGTTCTGTAAGCTGCTTGTAAAGGAGAAAGTCCGTATAGTTGTGAACCATTAGTGTCAAAGTAAGGGTTGAAGTATTTTAGATGGATTACGTCTTTCGCATCTAAGAAATCCCATCCGACAAGTGTAAAAGAATAACCTTCAACCCCATTGATTGTTCCATCAGAAATGATGGCAACGTATTGCGGAGGGAGTACGACTAATTCTTGAACCTTACCGTTTTCTAATCGGTTAGCCCAAACAAAAGAATTGCCGCAAATAAGTTTATAACCAATAACGCTTTCAATAAATTCAGAAAGTGATTGATATTCGTTAGGTTTTTCTAATAGACTGTTTAATGGGGAGTCAGCAATCTCATCAACAGCTTTAACTCTGATTAACTCAGCCTTAGCTAAGTCTTGAGTAGTTGTTGAGTTTTTAGTGAGTGCTGCATAACGTGTAAGTGCTTTCTTATCTTTTACCTTGTAAACGTAAAATGGAACACTTGATACAGTTTTAGATATACGTTTGATAATAGCATACACCTCGCTATTGTTATCGTAATCGTTTACAAATTTTCTTTGATTTAGTTCTGGGTACAAAGTCCTTCCAGCAAGTAGTCCAGCAAAATCCGAAAATGGACTTGTGACTTGTATCATCCCATTGGGAGCTTTTGCCTTTTGTTGAAAAGGATTAAGACTACCGAATATGTCAGTTAATTTCACGCTATATGATATTTTTACAAAAGTAACAAATTTTTAACCTATACCACCCAACCTCTTTTCGGTTTGGCAAATTTAGTATATATGGCATACCTCATGGCATCCATCAAATGGTCTCTAAACTTAACTGGCTCATCTAACGTGTTGCCATCGTTATCTGTTTTCCACTTATAGTTCTTTACTTCATCTAACAAATCTAAGGAATCGCTTTTAATTATCAATGGGAACGACTTTACCTTGTTGATACCAGCAAAAACATCTTTAATGGCCAGTTTAAGGCTCAACCCTGCCTTATTAACCTCAGCGATAGTCTTGGGCTCAGCAGCATCTGCGAATATCTCAGTTCGCTTGTCAAAGCCAAATGCCTTTAACCTATCGATAAGTAACGAAGTGGACATTTTAGTTTCGTAGATAAGTTGTTCCACGAAAATTTCATTATCGAAGTGTTTGATACGTACTAGTGCGGTTTGATTGTTGTAGCCAAAATCCAGTCCATAAAATATTTCCCCTCCTTCTGGGAAGTTTCGTCTGCGTTTCCAATGGGTATAAATAGTTGCTTCTGATATTGCTCTTTCACCTAAACCGTAAACTCTCCAATATTCATGGTCAGCATCCTTCAATCTTTCAATCTCTTCTACCAATGACTTCTCAAGGAATGGATTGTCTTTATAGGTTGTGATGGTAAAATCAGCATCTTCCCTAGTAACTACCTTATCATATATCCAAGAATAGTAATCTGATGGATTATAGTCAATAACTATCTTTTCTGTGGTTCTTAATGCTAACTGCATCCAAGATTCGTAGTTAACTTCGTTAGCCTCGTTTATAAATAAGTAATTCCTTTTTCGACCCCTTATCTTTTGAGGCTGGTCGGTAGATACGAACTCTACTACGTTTCCCCCTAAGAAGTAAAGATTTTCTGACTTGTTGTGTTTTTCCTCGGAGTATAAACCATACTTCGACAGTATCTCTACAAAGTCTCTCATTACGGAGCCTTTGATAGACGGAAGCGAGGAACGGCAGATAGTCAGCGTTTTTCCCTTTTCTTGCAACAGTTTCACTATAAACCAGGTCAAGACATTGTATGTTTTGCCAGACCTTGTTCCGCCTTGCATAACAGATATTTTCTTTTGGCTGTTTTGTAGTATCTCGAAAACGATGTTGGTAGTTACGTTCATAGGACATTAGGGAAAAATTAAAAAATTTGGATTGGTAAAACGAAGTTAGTACTTTTTGGTTTTATAACAAACTATACGCTATCGGATATAAAATAGCTAAAATGTTACATATTATACGCTAAAGGATATAAAATTGTATGATATATGCACCATAAAGTGCATTATTTGACACTAATGATGGCATAATGTGTCATTAATTGCACAATATGATGTGCATTTGTGCGTTTTATGACACTTTATCGTACGAATAAGTGTACTTATGTTACTTTAACACATAAAAGTATAACAAGTGTACGGCTATTATACGTACAAAACTATAATTTTGGTACAACAATATTTTATAATTTCAATCGTTGCATTTTATACAACAGTTTAGTTGTTCACTTATTATGCTTGTTCATGGTTCGTGAACACTATCAAAACTTGAACAGTTTACATTTTTTGATAATAGGGTAGTATTACTACCATTTATATTGATTTGCAATTATTTCGTAACAAATCTGCCCTTTATATGTTACAAGATATAACCGAATTAACCCTAACTATGTCACAGATAATGGAAAATTTGTGACACTAATTCGGACTTTGGCTGAAAATAATTACCGACTTTGGCAAATGTCATGTTTTTAGTATCAAAAACTGGACATATATTTCTAATTTGTAAACTATTGCATGAATATTTTGTAAAATTCATGCAGATTAGAAATATAGTTCCCATTTTGGTTACAAGTTTACCAATAGAAAACTTTATCAATCAGTAATGAGCCGTTTATCGTTCATTTACGGCTCAAGTTGCACTATAAAGCAACTTTATTTGAGCGATAACTACTCTTCGTACTCATCCTGGTCATTCATATCAAGCAACTCGCCTTTATCATGGTCATATAACGGAATCTCTGGTATCTCACTAGCCAATGTGGCTGGAACAGTAAAGCTGTTATCTTTCTGAGTATCGAAATTTATTATATTCTCATCTCCATCAAGTTGCTTCTGCAAGTTAGGCAATTCTGACGGCTTCACTACGTTGACCGTAATTTGCTTGACCACATCGCCTTCATGGGCCACCTCAGTTTTTTCAATATAACCTCTACGTTTGCCCTTAGTCTTTAAAAGAAACATAGTGGCCAAGGTATCTCCTTTTGTAACCCTCTCCATTAACTTATGCTCACCCC